GTCGAGCCACTCATGCACAGGAACAAAACCGACGCAAAATTGAAGACCATCAAAGTTTTCACGAGTATGGAGGAGTTCTTGCGTGAGTTCGCGAAAGCGACAGTGCAACATGAGCAACATCAAGCCAAGGCTACCTTGTGTGATCAACAAATGAAGGATCTCACAGTGTGCCGATTGTGCTACAGTGTTGGCAAGTGCGACTGCTTGCAGGCAGATGTGACCATCCCGGGCCTAGTGCTATGGTGGTTTCGCATGTGTCTTGTCGAGTGGTTAGGCAACTTCTTCGTCAACTTCATGTTGAACATGCTTTCTTGGGGATGCATGTACTACATCGCACGTTTGCGCATCACGGGTTGGTTCATGATGGAAGTTGGCAATTTGCTGGATGCGAAAGCACAGATTCGAATCCGCGGTTTCTTTTTTGAGAACGGCGAAGACCGGGTTTATTCTGTCTCTTTCCGGCAATTTTTGAAAGGACTGCGTGCTGTTACCTCACTGTACATCACTTACCGAGCATCGAAGTATGCCTGGGAGTGGACTTTCGGTGAAACCAAACCAGCACCCCCACGCCCCACACCTCCACCTCCAAAGGAAGAAGTGGAAAATTGCGAAGTGGTTGAATTGCCAGACGATCCCCTTGAAACACAGGGAAATGTGTTTGGTACAACTGAAGCACAAATGAGAAAAGAGGAAGCACAGAATGTGTGGTACAACCCCACTATTGAGCTGAATCGATTTGATGTGCCACTGGCAGCGCAGAGTTTGACAGGAGCGACTCCGGAAACAATCCGTGATCGCTTGGCTGACAATTGCGTCCGCTTGAGTGTGCGTGCTCTTGACGTGAGCCGCACTGTTCGCGTTTGTGGAGTCTTTGTGAAGGGACATTGGTTGATGTTTAATCATCATGCCTGTTCCAAGGGAACGAAGTTTGAGATTGAAATCCAGAACATGACAAATTCTCAGGGTTTGACCTCGAATACTCGTGTGCGCGTAGATATCTCCGATCTGCACGTGCTCCCTGGTAGAGACATTGTGCTCGTAAATGTGCGCGATGTTCCACCACGCAAAGACATCACTGGTTTGTGGGCCACTACGGCAATTCCAGTGTCCAAGATTGTATCTGTGAGGCGCGATCGTGATGGTTGCGTCTCTTACAGTTGTGTGCACGCTGTTACGTACGATGATGCTTTCCCAGTGGAAGCGCTTCAGCACGATTTGGCGTTGTATCTCGGCAAGAGTGACACGGAAACGAGTATTGGGGACTGTGGTTCACTTGCAATTGCAATCACTCCGAAAGGACCAGTGATTGTTGGCGTGCACACACTTGGGTATCAACATACAGCAGGTTTCACGTACATCCCGAAGAGTGAAATTGATCGCGTTCTAGAGGAAGAACTCGTGGTAACCTGTGGACATCCACCAAAACTCGATCTCCAAGGTTCAATCCGATTGACAGAACCGCACCATCGGAGCCTAATGCGATACATTGCAGAAGGCACTTTGAATGTGTACGGATCCATGCCGGGTTTCAGACCAAAACCGAAGAGTCGTGTATGTGCAACACCATTGCAGAGTGAAATGTTGGAACACTTGCAAACCACAGTGCAGCACTGTGCTCCCGAAATGAATGGATTCGCTCCTTGGCGGAACAATGTTGTGGAGATGGTTCGCCCTAACCACGATATTGACCCCAGTATTCTCAGATCCTGTGTGAATGCTTTCACAACGAGTATCGTGGCTGAGTTGTCCAATGCCCATGGCGACGAATGGAAGAAAGAGGTTTTGTTCCTCTCCAAACGTGCAGCGGTGAATGGTTTGCCAGGAGTGAAGTTTATCGATCGGATCAACGTGAACACATCGATGGGTGCTCCCTTCAATACAACGAAGAAGAAGTACCTTGTGGCGGCGGTCTCAGAAGACTATCCCGACGGAGTTGACTTCACTCCAGAAGTGTGGGAGATGTATGATGAGATATGTTCTGCCTATGAGAGAGGGGAGCGTTGCCATCCAGTCTTCATGGGTCATCTGAAAGATGAAGCAGTGACCCTCGCTAAAGCTGAAGCGCAGAAGACACGATTGTTCACGGGAGCACCAGCAGCTTGGAGCCTTGTTGTTCGCTCACGCTTGTTGAGTTTCGTTCGTCTTGTACAACAGAACTCGTTCGTGTTCGAAGCAGGTCCAGGCACAGTTGCCCAATCCACAGCGTGGGGCAACATCCGAGAGTACCTGGTGCAGCACGGGGAAGATCGGATTGTTGCG